CTGCTGAATGCTAGGTCCGTAGATCAACCACACGTTCGGGGCAAGTTGTTTCGGCGCATAGCCGCCTCTGGGTCTCTGACCTTCCGGTGTGCGGATGGCAAGACCGAGGTTCTTACTGTCCGCATTGCCGGGAAGCCGAACAAGCCACGCGCCTTTAATCTTTGTCGTTTTGCCCGTCTTGACTTGCAGGCTGATTTCCCCGTCCTTCGGACGCTTACCGCTTCCCGGCAAAGGGGTTCCAGACTTGATGAATCGCGCAAGGGAGGTTGGGCGGCTCTGACCCGTGATCGTCGTTTGCAGGGACGTTTTGCCAGCCTTCTGGCTGACGTAGAGTCGCTTGTTTCCGGGTCGCAGGTAACTGGCGGGGAAGTTTACTTCTTCCCGAACCATGCGATCCATCTGCGTGCGGATTTTTGCGCTACCCTTGTTCAGAGCGCGGACCAGCGCAGTGGTTGTATTCTCGTCCAGATCACCGACGAGACCGAGCGCGTCGGCCATTTCGATCACGATGTCGATGTTTGGGGTCACGGCAGGATACCCGCCCATGTGGCTCCGCTGACCGTGCCAAGCGTGTTGAGGATCACCGCGATTTCGTCAGCCGGAACTTCGGAGCATTCCGCGCGAATGTAGCCCTCACGCTGCGGCTCAGATGCACCCATGCGATACATCTCTGTGGCGCTGACAATGACGAGAGATTGGGGGCGGATTTTAACAATCTCGGCAACTTTGAAGATCAACTTCGGCGTCATTTCAAACATGCCGGAAGTCGCAGGCCAAGTAAATTCATTCTCGCGATTCGCAACACGGGCATGAACTCGAACATTCACGCGGATAGCCGTTTGCGCCGCATTCGTCGGAAGGTAGACGGCGGGCACTTCAAAGGTCTCATGCACCGTGGCACGAAACTTTGATTTCTTGTCCCGCCATCCAGCCATTGTTTTATCAGCCGTTCATCAGATCAGTGACATCAGGATCAGCCTTACCATCAGCCTTGTCAGCGGTGGCTTCGGCGTCCTGAACCAGCTTCAGCAACGACTCTTCGGTCGCGTTGGCGCGAGGCTTGAGACCCAGTTCCGTCGCACGAGCAAGAAGTTCGTCACGCTTGGACGGCGCTTCCTGCTTCACGGGTTCCGCTTCGACGGGGGCCAGCAGCGAGGCAAGCGCGGCTTCTTCGTCGGTCGCTTCACGGACAGCGCCGAGAGCAAGCAGTTCCGAAGCGTCGTCAAGGATGAGAACGGAGCCGGGGTCTTTGACACCATCTTTGGTCACGATCTGGTGGAGAGCGTAGTATGCGGTCATGGCGGTTTCCTTTGAGCCAATGAGAAATGGTGGCCCAACTAAGGGCCACCCAGTTCACGATCAGGGCGCAATCACGTTCGCCAGCAGCGTGGCGTTCGGATTGAGCGGGACGAACAGCGGGGCAGACTTGTGGGTGATGTATTCCACTTCCACGTCGCCAACCGACAGCCAGTTCTTCGGGAACATCCGCATCGGTTCCCAGTTCGCAGCGCGGTCGATGATGCGACCAAAGGCTTGGAAGCCGTTGACAGCCTGCGCAGAACCAGTGAACAGAATCTGGTGGTTGCCGATGTAACGAGTCACGGCTTCGGTCTGCGGATCGCGGTAGGTGGAGTTGTCCACCCACAGTTCGATCATCTGGCCCGAGCCGCCACCGATCATCAGTTCACCAACCTTGAACACGGGTTCGCCCGAAACGAGGGAGCGTTCCACGGTCACGTTGCCGTTCTGCTTCAGTTGCGTGTCGAGGTAGGCCAGAATCTCAGCCGACTTCCGCATGACGTTCCACACGCCACCGCCCATCGTCGCACGCACGGGAACAGCGCCGAAGTCGGCGTTGGTCATGCGGTCAATAACAAGCTGGAAGAAGTCGAGGATCGACACACCTGCTTCACCCCAACGCGAACCAGCACCCAGAGTGATGGTGTGGTTTGCGGCCCGCTGGAAGTTGACCAGTGTGGTCGGGTAGTCTTTGCCCGAGAGAGTGATCTGACCGTCACGCAGAGCCACCGCAGCCATGTAGTTGAACGTGCGGTTCATGGCGTCAACGTGAGCGGCGGTCATCGCAGCACGGATCAGGTTGAGACGCTGCGGGGGCGACAGACGAGGCATCGGCTGCGAAGCGTTTGCGTCGATGCCTACACGCCGCGTCAGAGGCATCAGAGGATCAATCTGATCTTCCAGCTTCGAGTATGCGGGCTTGAAGCGGAAGGCGGACGCGGTGTCGTCGTAGATCGACTTACCACGAGCCAGCGGCAGGACGAAGGGAGCCAGCTTGCGGTTGCGAATCGGCATCTTCTCGAAGTCGATGAACTCATCTTCCGAGAGGATTTCGTTCTGGAACCACTGGGTCCAATACATCGGGTCAGACTTAACGTCACGGTAAACACCGAGGAAGTTGTTGGTCTGCCAGAGTTCGTAGTTCTGGGATTGTGCGGTCATTTCTTCCCCCGGTTATTATGCGCCGCGCTTGGCGGCGATGATGGTTGTCGGCGTGGGCGAGTCTTCAAACGCCGCCAGTTTCTTGGCGTCCGTATCGAAGGTGGCGTCCCAAACCAGAGCGTCGATGTTGAAGCAGCCCGAATACCAGAAGGTGCCCGTGCCAGTTCCCGTCGCGCCAAGCGTAGCCGCATGAGCCAATACGCCGATGGGCTTGATCGCTGACGCGGGCGTTGCGTTCCACGTTGCGCGAACAAGCTGACCCTGCGCGTTCCGGCCTACAACCGTGAACTGCGCGTAGTTTGCGTTGTTCGGAATCGGGGCAGAGAACGCAGGCTTCAGTTCCGGGTGGAGACCAGCCAGAAGGAAGTTCTGAAGATAGGTATCCATGACCTCAAAAGAGGCACGACCCGGATCAGAATACGGAGGGGTGATGGTTGTCATGTCTGTCGCTCCTTACGACTTGAAGCCCGGAAGCCCGAAAGCCTTGATGAGTTCGGAAGTTTCTTCGATGGCCGACTTCTCAGCCTTCTCTTCTTCCGATGCACCAATGTTCGGGTTCGGCGTGTTGCCCATTGCGGCGGTGAATACTGCCGCGCCGACGCCAGCGCCGTTCGCGGGGGCGGCAGCAGCTTCTTGCTTCTTTTCCTCTGGCAGAGTTGCGAGGAACGCAGATGCTTCTTCAGCACTCATAGAAGTCTTCAGCGCAGCGTTCAGCGCGGCGTTCGGGCGGGCTTTACCTGCTTCTGAATCCATGATCGCGTTGATACGAGTCATAGCGGCAGTCGCGCCCTCTTTGACGCCTTCAGCCTTACCTTCCACCTTTGCGGCGGTGACGGCAGCGGCGTGGGCTTCTTCGGTGATATGGGCCTTATCTTTTTCGGCCATGTCCGTTTCCTCTTCGTTGGAGTTAACCTTGGCCGTAAAGGCCGCAATAGCGTCGTCAAAAGACATGACCTCATCGGCCAGTCCTTTTTCCACCGCTTCGGTAGCCATGTAAGTCAAGGCTTCGGTTGCCCGAACATCCTTTTCATCCATGTCTCGATTTCGCGCGACTAGCGCAACGAAGTCAGAGTAAAGCGCGTCAATGCGCGCCTGCATCCTCTTGCGGACAGCATCAGGTAACGGTTCATAGGGATTACCGTCAACCTTATGTTTGCCCGCGTAAATAAAAGTAATCTTGATTCCGCGCTCTTTTAAGGCATCGGAATAATCGGCGTGCATAGTTACAACACCGATTGAACCTACGCCGCCACTTCTCGCGACGGAAATCTCGTCTGCCGTGGACGCAAGCGAATACGCAGCACTGTATGCCGAATCAGCAGCGAAGGCTTTGATCGGCTTTTTGCCGCGCATGGCATACATTTTATCGGCAAGTTCAAAGTTGCCTGAAACAACGCCACCGGGAGAGTTGATGACTAAAGCAATGGAGCGGACATCGGAATCTTCCACGCCCCGCTTCATGGCCTGATGGATATACTCGTAGCCCGTTGCCCACTGACCATCCTGCCACGGGAAGTTATTCAGCAGCACACCCTTGATCGGGATCATCAGAACCCCGTTCTTGACGTTGTAAGGGCGATACATGGACCGCCAATCGTCAGATGAGAACCAGAAATCGTCGGAAGCCATAGGCTCCGCTTCCAGCTTATCCAGTGTCTCCGCAGCGTGATTTACGCAAGCCTCGAAAGTGGCTTGCATAGAAGGTTCAACCAGTGAAGGTTCATCCTGAAAACGGGCGAGAATTGCGTTCACGATTGGCGCTCCTGCGGTTCCCCGCTCAGACTGTTTTGCATGTCAGTGGAATCGCCATCGAACACGGAGACTTCCAGCATCTCTTTTTCAAGGGTGCGCTCTCGCGCCATCTGCCGCAGCTTCTTCCGCCAGTCGCCACCGGAGCGACGTGCAATGACATCTTCCAGAGTGGTCAGGTGGTTCTTCAGCGCCAGAACATCTGCCTGCGTTTCCTTGAGCGGGTCGATCAGATCAACACCAGCCCCAATCCAGTCGCAGGACGAATAGGCTTCAGCGTTCAACCTATCGTAGAAGGCGGGCACGTTGCGGCGCTTGAGGCATTCCAGATCGTTGTAGTTGATCGCTTCTTCCAGCCAGTTCCGGTAGATGAAATTCGCCGCAGCATCAGCAACACGCTTCTTTCGAGCGTTCATGCCCAGTCGCACAGCGGCCATTTCTGCGCGGTGCGACGAGTAGTTATGTTCGGAGTAGTTCTTCGACAGTTCCGCGTAGGGGACACGAAGCGCCGCAGAGATGTGACGCAGCAGCGAAGCCTCGAACTTGTCACCCACGGGACCGTTGGCACCGGGGTTCTGGATTTTCAGATGCGTTCCCGGCAGGAACACGGGAATCTTGGTCCCAGAAATATGCAGGTTCTTCGCGCCGCCCGAATACTCGGAGATCGCAGCAAGGTAATCCGTCAACCAGTTCATTGCGGGGTTGCTCTCAGAACCCGCGCCCATTGCAGCGTAAACGTCACCCGTGGGCAGATCGGACTCAATGCTTGCCGCGTAGGTGGCTGCGATGACAGCGCGTTCCAGTTCGGTCTTGCGGAAGTGCTTGGTCATCCGCATTTCCGTGAGCGCAGTCACCATTGCAGCCACGCCACGGCTCTGCCCAACGCGGTTCTGCTCGAAAATGTGGAGAACCATCTGACGGCCCCACGGCTTCCGTGCTGGCACGCGCTTCCACTTGTAAACGCCTTCCCAGTCTACGGCCCGAAGGCGCAGATCGTTAGGGTGCTGTTCGCGGAGGTGGTAAGCAATGGGAGCGCCGTAGGAATCAACCTCGACGCCGCCTCGGATTTTCTTGTTGAAGTCGATGGTCACAGGATCGCTGAGACGGTCGGTGTCTACCATCTGCACGGCAGTCCGATATGGACGGCCATCGTTCGGCATCCACTCAGAAGTCATCAGGACTTCACCGCCAGCCACGTCCACGGCAACAGCGAGACGCACAGTTTCCGTGAGCGTGCGACGACGATCTGCCGCGAACCAGTGCTGCGGGCTTTCCGCCGTCAGCATGAACTTATCTTCGACTTCTTCCTGAAACTCAGTTTCCCAAACATCATCCTGCTTGCCGAACAAGATTTTGGAGTTCGGCTTGGCGTTCAGAAGGAACAGCGATCCGACGATGCTGTTCTTGTGGATTTCCTGCCCATTCGACACATAGGCGTCGTTGCGAATCATGTCGCGCGAACGGGCGTCCAGTGTTTCCTTTTCTGGGATAATGTCAGCATCGGCGGAACGGATCGCAGGACGCCACATTCCGAGTTTATCAACCACGTTGGCTGCGTCATAAGCAACGCCACCCACGGACGCCGCCGCCACGTCGCCCGTGGGTGACTGCACCGACGCGGGGAGGTTCGCGGCGGTATCTCCAAGCAGTTCTGCAATTTCTGGGTGCATGGTCATACTGTCACCCGAAGATCGGGTTCAGTGGTCCAACGCGAACCGTGGTGCCAGCCGATTCGGTGGCAACCTGTTGTTTCAGATCAGCGATGTATGCGCGGAGGCGGGAAGCATTCGCCTGCGTATAGCGAATGCTTTCACCGCTGCTGTCGCGAATCTCTGCGGCGCTCTCACCAATCATCAGGGCATGATAAGCCCGTTCTGCATCGGCAAGACGTTCGGCAAGAGTTTGAGCCATGTCGCATCCGTTAAAACATTTCCCTATTCATAGCGAATGTGAATTGTGGATGCAATACTTCTTGAATATCACTTATTAAGTGACACTATGCTAGGTTTTTAGCCAGTTCCGCGAAACTCTTTCTTTGCGTGACCCGCTCTTGCTTTTCTATATTTGGATTAAACACGAACTCGTTTTCATCCCAATCAGCAAACCAGATCGGCACGTTGTCCCCTCGCATCTGGTCGAGACCGAAGTGAATGTAAGGTGCGCTCCGCTCCACGGGACGATAGGCAATGCCGATGGCGTAGTAGCAAAGGTCAAACGCCTCGTTGCGGCGCTTCCGCATGTTTTGCCAGCCCTTATCGTCACGGACTTCGCTGGTAAGCTGAACGTAGAACCAGTTCTCCATCCAGTCGGGATAGCGAATCATGCCGCCAGTCGTGGCTTCCGGCGACACGCGGCGTTGCATCATCAGGCTCACGATGTCTTTGAGCGGGTTGGAGTTCAGGATCACTACGGGAACGTCGCCTCGTGCGGTGGCGAACTTATCCTTCTGGCTCGAATCAGGCCATGTCGTGCGGGCACGAGGCGTCGATGGTTTCGCTTCACCCTTCACCAGAATAAACCGCAGATGCGATCCATCCTGCTTGGCCTTCAACTTCCGCCACGCTTCGTAGGCGTGTTTGGTCACACCTTCCTTACCGCCAGAGTCGCAGCCCACGGCCCGAACACGCATCCTGCGACCAGAGTTGTCGGCAAGCGGGTAAGACAAGGACAGCATGTGCGAAGTCATGGTGTCCCAATCCTCGCCATATGCTGCGGGGTCCATCGGTAGTTTTTCACCATTGGCGTTCAGGCGATCAGACAGGCGCAACTTCCCGCTGTCGATCACAACAATGTCGCCCGATTCAGTAAAGCCGTGGGTCTGATAGACGAATGAGTTGTTCTGCACGTCCACGGTCGCAATCAGCGTTCGGACACCTTCTGGTATGGTCGGGTTGTCAGCCTCCGAACCCCAATCCTCCGCATTGTTTTTCAGCACTTCCGGTGCGATCTCCGAAAGGCGCGAGTGCGGAACGTAGAACTCACCTTGGTCAGTTGTGCGGGTTTTACGCAGCGGCCCATCGTCACCTGTTTCCTCAAGTGCCTTCAGCGCCCGCAACTCTTTCTCGACCAGTTGCCCCCAGTCCTGATAGGCAGCGGCTGGACCTTTGAGCCAAAACGACGCGATGGTGGAGCGCGTGACCTTCATGCCGGGAACGGGCACCACGATGCCTTCAGGTCCATCAAGAACCATTTCCCCTTCCCTGATCCAGCGCCCGTTTGCGTTCAGCGCATCCTTCTTGTGCGGGCCGATCACGCATCCGCTTCGGGGGCAGATCATAGTCGTGACCTCTCGGGCCTCCATAGGATCAGTCTTGCCTTCCCAGTGCAGAAGGCTGAAAGACGGCTCAAACCACCTTTCACACTCAGGGCAGCACCACTGCCAGCGGCGACGGTCTCCCCGGTTGTAGAGTTCAAAGATGCCGCGAATCGGCGGTGCCGCGTGAGGCGTCTCGGGTATCCAGCGCGGGTCTTGAATTTCCTTGTTCGGGTTGGGTGACGACTCGGCTACGGTCATAGCAAAGCGGCGGAACGTGGTCGTTCGCATCGCACCGAGGTCGTAGGGGTTGCCTTCACCGTCCACATCATCGCTCATGCGGTCATAGTCGATGAAGAACACCTTGCCCACGGTGATGCCCGAGAGGTTCGACGCGGTAGGATAGGTCAGCAGGAAGCGCCAGCCGGATTTGAAAGTCTTGTCGAAGGTGTTGTCGTATTCACGGGCAGTCATCTGCTCCGCACGAACTGATGTAGACGCCATGAGATAGCGGTTGAGGTCGCCGTTCGACCACTTCCGTGCGTTTTCCCGGTCCATGTGGACGTAGAGCATGTCGGACGGGTCGCACTTCGCGGTGTGAGACAACCACGAAAGCGACATCAACGTTTTTCCGGTGCGGGCCGGACCCACAAAAATCATCCCCTGATAATCAAGGGACGTAAGGACGTTCATTGGGTCCGCGAGATATGGCGTCGTCGCCTTCGACCACGGCTTCGACTGCCCGCCCCCTGAGCCGATTCGAGTGTATGCTTCGCCCGCCTCCGTTACAGACATGCGGGTAGAAGGTTTCATATCCGTGAAAACCTTGGAGACAATTTCCTCAAGGCTCTGGAACGGGGCTTCCGAGATCAGATCATCAATGGTCGGCGGGCGGATGCTACGGGTCATTCGTTCCCATCTTGCGGCATCCCGCCCGCTGCTTCCAGTTCGTCTTTGATCGTATGCGCCATCGACAGAGTAGTTAACTCCTTCGGGTTTTCAATCAACTGTTTGCGAACATCGTCCAGCAGGCGATTCGTTGCGTCCACCAGAGAGTTGTATTGGGCATCGTTCAGCAACTCCTTTTCGGGGAGTTCTTCGATCCACATCTTCACTTCTTGGCGAATCGTCATAGCAACGCGCCCAAGGACGATCATCACATCATCGTCATGCCAGAGTTGTCCTGATGAACGCATCACGCGGTTCCTCTGGTGAGCAGAGTCCCAGAACATCTTGTTTACATAGGGTGGCAGAGACGCTGCGTTCTGCTGTGAGAACCAATCTTCAATCGAACCACGCGGCGGGATCAGGTGGCCCATCGCTGTGAGGAAGTCGTAGAGAGGCTGTTCACCATCCGTCTTACCAGCGGTCTTGTGCCAGCCGATTACAGGGCACTTCGCTAGTTTCTTTTTGATCTGGTTGGGCTGCTTCTTTACGATCTTCGCCAAGAATGTGATGCCAACAGGCCGCATGAACTCCGTCTCATGTGGCAGAGCCTCCACGTCGATCTTGTCAGGTTCATCGAACTGCTTACCCTTCATAAACCTGTTGCGCTTCAGCCGTTCATGGGCTTCAGCCAGTGGGTTAGCAGCAGGCTTCGGTTCAGGTTGACCGCCAAGGAGATCGTCAAGGGGATCGGTCATTTCTGTTCTTCCATCCACGCTTCGACCTCTGTTTTTCGCCACACTGCAACCTTGTGGGAGAGACGGATTTGATTCGGGAACTTGCCTTCCCTGATGCGGGCGTAAATCTCACCCTTCGAGAGCGGCACAAGTTCCTGAACCTGTTGAAGTCGGAGGAAGGCTTCGGCCACGGCTTAAATCCCATGCAAACGCATTTGCACGTTCGTAGTCACTTTTAACTTGCAATGCAAGGCGCAATGTGAAATGGGGAGGACAGAGCGTGAGTTCGGCACTTCGGAGAGTAATGCCCCGCCTAATCGACCGGGGAAGCCTTTGGCCGCGAGGAAGTGCCCACAGGGTGAGCCTGCGTCTCACGCTCTACCGCTTTCTGGTGGATGCTTGGTAGCACAGAGGTAGTGCAACGGACTGTTAATCCGTGGGTCGTTGGTTCGATCCCAACCCAAGCAGCCACCAGAGCGCGGAGTCCGGTGCCGAAGTCTGGTTACGGGGCGTAATTCCTTCGGGTAGCTTATGTGGGTTCAAATCCCGCCTGACCCGCGCTCGTCCAGATAATCACTCCACCACTCCATCATGCGGCGGCGCTCGTGTAGATATTGCGCGGCGTTGTAGACGCCCCTGATCGTGTTGTCCGCGTGGGCAAGCTGGCGCTCCACCGCGTCAGGGTTCCACAACCCCGATTCGTTCAGGATCGTTGACGCGGTAGAGCGGAACCCGTGGATCGTAGCGCGGCGGTGGTAGCCGATGCGATACAGACAGAACAGCATCGTGTTCTCGCTCATCCGGCAGACCCACTCATCCTCTGTCCGCAACTGGTCGAGGATCGCCATGCTCTGCCGCGTCAGCGGCACCAGATGCTCCCGGCCCATCTTCATCCGCTCTGCCGGGATGCGCCACAGGTCGCCTTCAAACTCCGACCACTTGGCGAACCTCAACTCATTCGTTCGGACGAATGTGTGCATTACAAACTCGACCGCGAGTCGCGTCCGCACGTCGCCATCGTAGGACCGCAACCTTGTAAAGAACTCGGGGAGGTCGCGATCACGGAGCGCCGCCATGCTCCGCACCCGAGGCGACGGCTTCAGCGCACCTTTCAGATCGGCAGCAGGGTCGCGATCTGCCCGCCCCGTAGCAATAGCGTAGCGCATGATCTGCCCCACGGTTTGTCGCATCCGCTTGGCTATCTCCATAGCACCGCGTTCTTCGATCTTCCGCAGCGCCTTGAGGATCGTCGGCGCATCCAACTTCGCTACCGCGACGTAACCGAACTGCGGGAATAAATCAGCCTCGACCCGTGAAATGACCCGCAGCCCGTGCGACGACTTCCACCGCTGCGCTGCAAGCCACTCCCGCGCCACCTGCTCAAACGACTCCCCACCTTCCACGTCAGCGTTCGACGGATCGCGACCTTCTTCCAGCAGCGCCTTAGCGGCGTCACGGCGGCGGCGAGCCTCGCCCAGTCCGATCTCTGGGTAGCGCCCGAAGGCGAGGGTCTTCTGCTTCCCCTCATAGCGGTAGTTCATCCGCCAGAGCCGCGACCCGTTGGGCTGCACCAGCAGATACAGATTCCCGCTGTCAGCCAGCTTGCGCGGCTTTTCCGCAGGCTTGGCGTTCCGGCACGCCACGTCCGTCAAAGGCATGTGATGGTATCCCGATTTCAATACCAGCAGAACATACCATCAGCAGCGCGGATGCACCAAGACGCATGAGTTCCCATGCGTCCCTAACCCGTTGATTCTGTTGCAGGTAGGTGACGCATGAGAACCCATGTGAACGTATATTGGTAGGCCCGGCAGCTACGGTATTATGAATAAAATCAACAAGTTATCGGTGACGATACCATCACCGATACCATCAGTCAGAGACGCTTGGAAAACGTGGTAATCTCGGCCCAATCTTCCGCCAGATCAGCAAGCGTCACATCAATTTCCCATGTCTCACCTTTCCGCGTCCCAACGTCCTCGATTCCCTCGCGGTCGAGTTCGTAAAACTTGCAGGCCAGTTCGCCCGTGCGGACAACACCGATCACGAAGGCATCTTCGGCAGCTTCGACGGGGACGGTGAAGCGAACGCGATTTTCCGTCAGATCGCCCATCGCTACGTGGAACGAGAACTGCGCCCCACGGATCACGGCGTAGAGGTCGATCTTGCGATCCTGTGCCCTCGTGTCATCGTCGGTCGGAAACGCGGGATAGCCGCCACAGATGGATATAAAGCCCGCGACCACGTTCACCGCACCCGACGCCACGGCATTACGAACCGTGCGCTGCTTCTCAGTGATTTCGGGAGCCTTACCCACGGCAAGCCATGCCTCATCGACCTGAAGCACGGATGCCAAATGCGTCATCAGCTTGGGGCGCGGGCGGCTCTCGCCAGCGAACCACTTCCGCACGGTCTCAATCGTGACCTCATCCTGAAACTGCTTGGCAAGCTGTTCAGCAAACCAGCGCAGACGACCGTGATTAGGTTGAGGAACGCGCGGATTGCCGTCGCAGGCGATCTGCATCCGCCGTGCAAAGTCTGGGTGAAGAATCTTCTTCACCTTGGGATTGTGGAGCATACAAGTCGGTCTCCGTTGTCACATAAAATGTGATTAGCACAGACGGAGTCGAAATGCAAATCAGGTGCGGAACATCCAATGCGTGACAGAGTCGATCATTGCTTGCTGATCTGTATTTTTGTCGTTCAGCACTTCCACGGCCTTCTCGTCGTAGGTGCCTTTGGCAACGAGCATGTAGATCGCCACCTGATGCTTCTGCCCCGGTCGGGGTAGACGAGCATTTGCCTGTAGCCAAAGTTCAAGAGACCATGTAAAACCATACCAAACGCAGATGTGCCCGCCGTATTGCATGTTTAAGCCATGCGCGCAGGATGCGGGGTGCGCCAAAAGCAACTTGATCTTCCCTGCGTTCCAATCCTCAACGGCGGTCGCAGACTCGTTCAGAACAACTGCATCAGGGTAACGCTGTTTCAGCAGGTCCAAGTCGAATTTGAAACCGTAAAACAAAAGCACATTCTCACCTTCGGCTTCTTCCAGAAGATCGTCTAGTGCCTTCAATTTCTCGCGGTGAACCTCTACGACAGAGCCATCTTCTTTGTAGACCCCACCATTGCTCAGTTGGAGCAACTTATTCGCCAGAACGCCCTTCGACACAGCTTCCACGTCATAGGCTTCTGAAACAAGCGTTTGCTCGAAACGACGATATTCCTCCATCACCTTTGGCGGCAGAGTGACGTTAACAGGAATGTAGATGGGTTCTGGAACCAACTTGTCGGCAGGGAGGCTAGTTACGAGATGATCTACGCGGCGCATGATTTCATCAGCCGCGCCATCCTTGATCGTGTTCTCGTGGGTGTATTTGTTGTGATCGAAGAACCGTTTCAGGAAATCAGTCTTTGTTCGTCCGAGCGCCGCCCCCTGATCCAGAAGATACATTTGCCCCCACATATCCTCCCAACTGTTCGGGCGCGGGGTTCCCGTCAGTTCAATCACGCGGTCGATCTTCTGACGCGCCGTAGACAAGACGCCAAACCGCGTCATGTTGCCACCTTTTCTGACCTTGGTTTCAATCTTGGTCTTTTCCTTCACCACGGCTTCCGTGGGGTTATCTAGTAGACCTAGAACCAGTCCCTCGAACTCAACGTAGTCTTGCGCCTCCTTCTCCGTGTCGAAGGTCAGTTCGCTTTGTTCTTCTCCGTCTGGGCCAATGATGTGCCAGACCTTCGACCGCTTTTTCACCTTTGAACGTTTGGTGCGCTTCGAGCCGTCCTTAAACATAGAGGACTCGTCAATCACCACCATGTCCCAATACCAGTTCTGGATCGTGCGAATGTGCTTCGCCAGCCAGACTAAATTTTCGCGGTTGATGATGGTGATTTCAGTCCGAGCGTCAGCAGCAGCGGCCCGCGCTTCAGGCGAACCGCAAGCAACAGAGTAACGCATGAGGCGGGTTTCCTTCCACGCTTCGATCTCCTGCGGCCACACATCCGTCGCAACCCGGAGCGGCGCTACAATCAAGACGTGCCTCACGGTGAAAGAGTCGAGAAGGTCGCGAAGGGCGTGAAGCGTGGAAGCAGTCTTACCGCTGCCCATGAGGCTGATAATCAGCTTCGCGGGGTTTTCCACTATTTCGTTGCGGATGATTCGCTGCTTGTCTCGAAGCCGGGAACGTGGGTGAAACGTCATGCAGGCACACACAAATTGTCGATGGGTTTGTTCTTTTTGCGAGAGTATCTTATCGCGTTTGCGGTTCCTCCGCTAACAGAGCCGTCCCAATACGCCATCACGCGGTCACACCTGTCGATCATCCAACGATTGCGGTCTTCATACGCTTTCATTGAGAAGTGAGGGCAGATGACGTGAACAGCATCCGCAGCATACAGAAGGTGTCGATACCTTCGCACTTGATCGTCAGGCCAACGGTTGTGCTGACCATCGAAAGGCACCGCAGCCCAATACGGAACACCTAAAAGACTTGCGGCTTCCGCCACTGCCATGTCCCAACCCAAGGCCATTCCTACGATCACGCGCTTCGGTCCTGTAGACAGGAGATGCCAATAGGCAAGCGACACAAGATCGTCGTCTGACAGATTGGTTTTCCGATGCCCAGTCGCGGAGTAAATCATGCAGGCACGCACTCGACGCCAGCCTCGCGGAACATCACCGCAGCAGCCTGAAACTCGTCATCGGGCATGGAGGTCTTTCCGTCACCGAATACGACACGCTTGATACCCGCTTGGATCAGGGTGCGGGCGCAGGCGGCGCAGCACATATGCGTCACGTAAACAGAGCAACCCTCCGTGCGGATTCCCTGACGCGCAGCGAAGGCAATCAGGTTGGCTTCTCCGTGACTGGCGAACAGATACTTCCGTGGCCGCTCGAAACGATCAGGGGTATCCTCCACTCCGCGCGGAGGTCCATTATATGCCGACAACAGAACCCCTTTGTCGGGGCCAACCAGAACAGCGCCAACCTTGGTGCTGTCTTTGCTTTTGAGGGCCGCGTGCTTGGCGAAGCCCATCAGGTATTCGTCCCAGTTCACTTCATGTAACCCTTGAGAATGTCTATGGCGGTAGCAGCGGAGTGGCAGACAAACGGCGTCAGACCCGCTTTCCCAAGCCTTTTATGTTCTTTTACTTGAAGTTCATCAAGCCCCTTCTTAGGCTTCTTGAACTCAATCATCACGATTTTGCCGTAACCAAAGAAAAATCGGTCAGGGCACCCGCGCCGACCGATGTATTGCATTT